CCATATTATCACCGCTTGAAATCCATACCAGTTAAAATTCTCTTTCATCACCACCTGTCGCCATCGCCATATGTGAGGCTTCGCTTCGCTCGCCTCTTGTTCCATCGCCATGAAACCAACCGGGCCGGAAGCCATTCAATCGCCATTACTAGAACTGGCCTATTTGGTTATATTAAGTGGCAAAGTTAGTAATGGATAAAATGACACCATAAGAATAGAAAAGAAATAATCCATTAAATTTAATTCCAGCAGGCTGACACCCTTGTATTCTTCCAACACCACTTCCTCAAACCACTTCCTACACATTGACCCACTCAACATAGACGCCTTCGGCGTCTTGTATCAAGCCCACTGAGGGCTTGATGCATATCAACCAAATTATTTAATCATTAAATGTATCTAAGTATTATTCGATATTACTAAACAATAACAAACGGTAAGAAATGGTAAATTACAAGAACGGAAAAATCTATAAACTCATCTGCAACGAGACTGGTCTGACGTATATTGGTTCCACATCAAAGCAGTATCTCAGCCAGCGTCTTGCAAATCATGTTTCTCATTACAAGCGCTACACGAATGGAAAACTGCACTTTTATCTCACCGCCTTTGAAGTATTGAAGGGGGGAAACTACAACATTGAATTGATTGAGAGTTTTCCTTGTGATAACAAAGATGAACTGACAGCAAGGGAGGGACATCATATCAGGTCAATAGAATGTGTCAATCAAATGATGAAGATTGACCCTGACAACATGCAGGAACATATGAGGCAGAAGTGGAAAGAGTATGTAGTAAAGAACCCTGAGAAGAGACGAGCACAAAGAAGGCGATATTATGAAAAACATTATGAAGTATTATTGCAGAAATCACAAACATACAAGAAAAACAACCTGGACAAGTACAAAGAGTACGCTACAAAAAGTGCAATGAAGAACCTCACTAAAACTAAATGCAAATGCGGATGCTTAGTAAGACCTGATTATTTGAAGAAGCATATGAAAACAAATAAACATTTAGATTTGATGAATGCAACTGGAAAGATTTGATGGTGTTCCAACCCCAGCCGGAAGCCATCCAATCACCATTTAATTACTAGAACTGGCTTATTTGGTTATAATAAGTGGCAAAGTTAGTAATGGATATTTACACCATTAAAAGAGAAATAAGAATAATCCATTAAATTTAATTCCAGCAGGCTGACACCATTGTATTCCTCCATAAGCTGACCTGAGTATTGTTCCACTATTCATACAGCACTCACTCCCCTGATAAGACGACCGTAGGGCGTCTTGTGTGTAAGCTCATGAAATGAGGTTATACACTTCCTTCAATGAGTGTGTGTAAGTTTAGTGTTTGTTTGGTGATGATGTGAGACGAGCTTGTGTGAGATGACCGTGGTATCATTCAATAGACGATTATGTATTACGATGATTGATGACATAGACAGCGGAAGAATACAATAATAAAACATGGGTGATATCATAACAGTGATAGGAATGAAATGGTGCTGGAATATGGTGATGTTATGTTGGTGGATGTTTGATATTGAACGTGCCGGAAGTCTAACCCCGCCGGAAGCCATCCAATCACCATTTAATTACTAGAACTGGCTTATTTGGTTATATTAAGTGGCAATTGTAGTAATGGATATTTACACCATTAGAAGAGAAATAATAATAATCCATTATCTTAATTTCCAGCAGGGTTTTACCAACCGCACCGGAAGCCATTCAATGACCCATAAGAAATACCACAATGGCCTTTCTGATTAATATAACTACCAAACTTAGTAATGGATATTGACACCATTAGAATAGAAATAAGAATAATCCATTAACTTAATTTCCAGCGGTGTTATCCATCAGGACCTTTCACCAGGGCATTTTTACCATGATGATGAGCGGTTGCACTTCTGTGCTTATGTCTTGTTATCCGTGAGGATGATAAGGCATTATACCAGCGCTGTGGTGAAGTGGATATGATTAAATGAATTGATTACGATAAGCGTTAATTGAGTATGACTATTACAACAACCATGTTATTCAATGCATCATCTTGTAAAATCAACAAGAAGCCAATCGACTGCCTTAGGCGGGATAGAGTGTGTCAAATCATACCAGACGATGAATTTATTACATTTGCATGTAATGATTTGATAGCCAACATTCATATTAAGCATTATCACCAAATCGGCTTTCATGGTCCTTCTAGAACTGTGATTGTGTTTCTTCCTGACTTGAAGAAAGTCATTCAAATGGAATTCACTAAACTCTCCTTCTATCGCATCCGCTTCTGGGTGAATTTCAAAATGAAAACATTCTTGAAATCAAATGATGTCTAATTTACTTTCTTCCGGTATTCCAGGTGCAACTGCACTTCCACTCAATGCCATATTTTCCAATTTGCTGTTGAGCTTCTCAATTACAACTTGTAGCATTTCATTCTTTTTGTTTTCTAATTGTGCTTCTATCACTGTTGATATTTGTAAGTCTAATCCACCCTCAGTGCATTTTGATTGTGTCTTGCATTTGTTCTTCCCTGCAAACTTGTAAAGCAAATATGCCCCTGCTACAATGAGCCCAGATATTGATGATGTAAATGCTGTATCCATGTTTGTTATGTTATATCCTGATAAAATAATTATTAAAGTGGAGAAGATAATGGAGCTACACTTATGGCAACTGTAAGCCTGTGGTGCCCCCCAAAGGTTGAACTGTCATTGATGCAAACGAGGTTTGATAATTAGTCATGGTAATACCTGTATTGGCACTTGAAGAAATGTATGCCTGTATTCTTACAGTGAGAGTTGTGAATGGTTGTTGTTGTGGGAGAGTTGAATTGACAAGATTAATACTGGAAGAGAATGATGGGGCATTATTACCCACGTAAGTGTAGAAAGCGTAATTTGGTCCATATGCACCATCACCAAACTTGAAGGAAGAGTTCAGTGTGAAATTTGGAACAGTTGCACCTTGTAATCTTGGAACTAAATTGAGGCATGGCATGTTTATTGAGTATAACAGTTTTGATAGTGAATTGAATGGAGTGCAATCCACTGTTAATTCACATACATCAACAAACTGAGCTACATCCCAGCTTGGAGAGCTACCTGTCGAGGCAGTTGGTTTCAAAGCAAACATAGGAAGAGGATTGGAACTACCACCACCACCACCACCACCAGCAACACTATCCACATAACCTTTTGTTGCCAGTTCATGGTCGTTGGTTGGAGTGTTTCCATTAATGAGAGTTGTATAGTTCAAATTCAAAATTCCATTTGTTTCCAATGTGATGTAAGTGTCTGTTAATGAGATTTGTTGAGTGTCTGTGCCATCAAAGCTTTCAAACTTTACAAACGGAACAGGGTCATTTGGTGTTGCTTTCAGTGTTAAACTTGGCATTGTTGAAGATGCGGGTGCATTACCACCACCACCAGCATTTGCATCCACATAAGCTTTTGTCGCAACATCATCAGGATCAATTGGAGCACCACAGTTGGTTATGACTGCTTCATTCACATTCAAACTGCCCCTGCCGCATATTATATTTAAATCATTGGCACCAGGTTTTATCACCATTTGAGGACCGCTTACATTATCAAATTCTATTGCAGGAGTGCTTGTTGCAGTTCCTTTAAGCGTGAGGGTTTCCGCATTCAAATTGTTTGGGATGATTGTTCCACTGTTAGCATCAACATAAGCTTTATTAACAGCATCTGTTGGACTTGATGGGGCACCACAGTTCTTAATAACAGCGCCATTCACATCTAAATTACCACTTCCACTTGAAATACTTAAATCATTTGCATTGGTTTTAATGGATGACTTTGCTCCTGTTGTTGGTTCAAAATCAATTGTTGGAATACTGGTTGCTGTTCCTTTGAGTGCAATGGTTTCCACATTCAAATCGTTTGGTATGACTGTGCCACCTCCACCACCTCCACCACTACCATTCGTTAAAAGTTTAATGTATAGATGGTCTGCATTGGTCTTCAATAGTGTAGGGTCGTTGTGTAATTCTTCTTTACATGTTTCAACTTGAATGGATGCGTATTGAAATACAACTGGAACAGCATCCTCACATGAAAGACCTAAGAAGACATACTTAGCAGTGGGTGGTAAATCAAACCCCTCTGCCATTAACTCTATTCCATTTGTGTCTGCTGTGGTGGTGATGGTGCTCTGTGATGATTTCCCTAGGTATTGAAGGTCGTGGTTGTAGAACAATAAGCTTACGTCAGCTGTGAAAGCGGTGGATGTTCCAATGTAATACTTTAAGAAAAATTTCATTTGTTTATCAGTGATGTCTGGAATGGTGAGAGCATCTTGAATAGGTTCTTTGAAAAACAATGGGTCTAATCCTCCACTCAGGTCAGTGTATCCAATTTGAGTTGTTTTGGTTCCAGGTAGTTCAACACCATCAACAAAAACCTTCTGGATGGTTTCGAAATCACCCATCGCATCATTTGCCATAACACCTAAATTATGGTCGGTAGCAACATAACGAATATATGTGTCAGCGTTTCCAGTGATATTACTTGAAAGGTAAATGTTGTTGTCATTGTCTCTGTTTAGAAAATGCAGATTGACTTGAAGATATCCATTCCTAATAATGCGGTTGATTGGGGATATGGTTCCATTGTATAACCAATCATAAATGACGCCTTCATTTCCTCCTGTTGTCGTTGTTCCTGGTGCGTATCCTGCTACACTGTTGTATGTGTAAGCGTCTTCAAGGCGTGCCACTTCATTCAGCTCGTCTGGTTGAGCTTGCACCGTGATGCTTGGAAAGTCATAAGTTTTAGTTTTCGGGTTCCACATATGTTATATATTAATGAGACATTAAAATAAAACGATAGTGTTTATAAAAGGGCGTCCAGGTTGTGTGCCTTACGCTTGCCACCAGTGCTTTTGCCTAATCCAACAGCATCTGCGACATCGGCTATTTTCTTGGCAGTTGGATTACCACTACTGCGTGCTAAGCTCTTGGCGGTGCTACTGATGGTTTTGTAAATGGGGTGCTTCACTATGCTCTTCAATGTGCTTCCAAGTTTGGACCAGAATGACCCCCCTACCATTCTCTCCACCTCAGCAGAGTGAGACATGACAGGAGCAGAGAACACCTCACTTGAAGTCAGTGGTGCAGTCTTAATGACAGATGTGCCGTTATCAGTTTCAAAGAAGCCTGAATTCACTACCATACAGTAAATGATGGGGTTGCTTACGGTGTTTGCAGTTTGGTTCTTCACTTCAATTTGGAATTGCAGGGTGTAGTTGCCACCGAGACCGGATGCAGACCCAGAAGCAAGGGGGAAGTCTTTACCAGGGCGTAGAACAATAGGCGAGCCCACAAGTGAAACACTCTCTGCGTTATTTACATGTGCTTCACCTAAGAACTCAGGGTAATTCACGTCAAAGTTGTTATTCACTGTCATCTGGAACAATTGCTCGCGGGTGATGGAAGACATCATACCACTGTTGTTATCAAAGTTTGCAACAAATTTAGACACTGGTAGATAGAAATCACCATAACTCCCGTCATATGCACGCTCTATACCACCATTGTTGATAAAGCTGTTTGGTTTCACATAGATTAACATCATGTCAGGAATTTGAGAGAGCACGATGGTGTTTGATGTCAGGGTTCTTGTTTGTCCTGATGGAATTTGAACACCTGTATTTGAAGAAATGTAGCGGGGTGTCTCCATGAAAGGCACTATTGATTTTGGTGGCAGGGGGATGGCATCACATGGATTACGGAACACGCAATTCACCACGGGATTTACGAAAGGGTTAGTGTTGAAGAAATTCACATTTTGAATTGTAAATGCAGTGTCTCCACTTATCCAGCGTATATTCTTTGACATGTCAGCCCCAAAGTTTGCAAGTATCTGGATGTTGTTGATGCCATACAACCCAACACCCTCATACTCCTCCTCTGCAAAAATGAAAGGGGAAAGCACAAGTTTCTCTGTAATGGTGTATTCCCAGTAAATGTTATAATCAGTCTGCCCTGCCACTGGAAGAGGTTCTGTGCTGTCATTGCCATTGGCGTCTAACCACCTGATGTTTGGATATGCACCATTTGGAACAGACCCTGTGGTGAGGGCATTTTGATATCCACTGATAGGACTGTTTCCAAATGTAAAAGCATCAGAGTTATTCACATATCTATCCAACATTGATGGCGTAGTTCTGCATTGATTGTTTCTGCTGTTTGCAGTTAGACGGAGCAGTTCGTAAATGACATCCCTCTGGTTAGCAGTGATGGTAGAGTTATTGACAGTAATACTCAGTGTATTCATCATGGATTGAAGTGGAAATGCAGGCAGTGCAATGTTTTGCCCGAAGCGTAGTAGGGGGGCAGGGTTTGGAGGAAGGGGGTCAGCAGGGGCAGTTGCCAGCACTAACAACGCCTTCATTCGCACACCAGTTGTTATGGAAACTTCGCGGTCCATGAATACATTCTTTGAGGGGGCATTAATGTTAAAAGACATGTTGGAAGACGTGGAACTGACTGCATGGAAGGGGGGGTTGCTGACTTGTGGAGCACCTTCATTCACTGCAAACTTAGGAGCAGTCTGCACTATACGGCTGTCAATGACTTTGATTTTTTCGATGGAGGACATATATACATATGAGGGATATTAAATTTATTATACTCTATCTAAATACCCCACTGTTGGAAGGTCTTATATTCATACAGTCAGTAAGAAGGTAAGATTCAGTTTGATGTTTTGGCATTACTTCCGCTCAAACAGGAACTTAATGGATATACTGGATTGGTTAGACATTCTCAGGGGTATTAACTCCCCTGTCATACGTGCCTTCCAATAGACATTAACATTGATACTTTTCAGTGCTTGGTTGTTGTCAGTCAGTGATACATAACGATACTGTGAGGTAGGAATATAAGACACAAACTGCTTGTATTCATATGCATCATCCAAAGTTAAAGCAATGTCTGTAATGATAGGTTCAAAGTTGCTGGCAGAGTTGGTGGGTGTAGCAATGTTGCTCTCTCCAAAAATGCGCGGTGGTGCAACCCCCTCAGCAACAATGGGAAGCATGCTTGAAGTGAAGACAATGGAACTGACAGGCGACCAAAATGTTCCAATACTAGGTGCTTCTTGCTTAACAATGTAATACTGTCCTGATGTAATAGTGTCAGGGCGCTTAGTGGTGTCAATTTGATACACCTGAGTGTGTGGAGCATTGGAGTTGTAGAAGTGAGGGTAATTGGAAAACAGGTTATACATGTTGCTGTTAAAGAATAGTTTGCATTCATTTGATGTTGGAATATACCAATCAAATTTACGCGTGTCAGTGTTGAAGACAACGACTGGGGCAACATAGTTCTGAAAAGCAGTTCCATCTTGTGCCTTCAAGTCATCCACTGCATTAACAATTGCATCATTCACTAAATTAACCATATGTTGATATGTGTGAATGTAGTAGTATTCCTCTCCTAATGATTGCTTTGTGAATGGTCCAGTTTTCAGGGTAGTTGAAGCACTGGCAGGTTTGTAAATGACAGGTTGTGATGACGTTAAACCATACGCTTCAATAGTTATCCAATAGACTGTTTTGTTTGGGTTGGGTTGTCCTGCTTCTATGACAGGAATAAACAGGGGTATATCTTTGATGCCGTTCATGGTGAAGCGGGTGATTGCCATTTTGTATTTTGAGGCGTTGTCTATGATTGCAACATCACGTGTCTCTGAAAAACTAGCAACTGGGTCCGCAGTGGTGGCAGTGCTTTCAGTCTTACTGCTGACGATATCAATGTTGTAGTAGATGTTTTCAATGTCTTTTGCGCGGTGCATGGGTCTTATATCATGGGGGCAGGTTTTATTTTTCGTGGATGAAGTCAGTCAATTTCGTGACAATGGCGTCAGCATCCTTGTTCTCAGGTGATTTTAATGCTTTCATGAGCTTAGCATATTCATCTGTATCCAATTTGTAGAATATCAAACGTGTCGCACTGTGTCGCCCACATGTTGCAACATCCTCACTTATTGCTTGGTGAGGAACTGTGTTGTATTCCAAGTTATACCCAGCATCTGCAACTAATTCCAATAGTTTTGGATGGTTCTGCCCCGTGCTTTCATTCACTTCTGGTAGAGAGTTTAAGTTCTGGGGTTGCGTATCGGGTGCGTATCCATACGGGTCAAAGAACTCAATTGTGTTCCCCCGTTTGATGAGTGCAACCCAATGCCCTGAGCGCTCACTGTCAGTTAAATACAACAAAATGCACCTGCCAAGTGTATCCAGTAATTCATCAAAATGCCTCACATTATACAGCTCCTTATAAGTGTGAATTTTGGTGTCGGGGTGCAAGATGGTTTGAATGTCGTCATTGGAAAGCGCGTATTGCTTCAAGAAGTCTTCCATTTACTATAAGAAGAGATATTATCTTCTGATTCTTCATGAGTGCAGAAAAAGCAATGACATTGTTTCTCATCTTCGTCTCTGTCTCTGACATTATAATCGCACTCCTTTTCACACCCTTCTGGTTCCTGTTGCACTGTCTTCACATTTTCGTCCTCAACATTCTCAGGAACAATCTTGGATTTCACTACCTTTTTAACCTTATGATAGTATTCTTTCGCACGTTGGTTCAATTTGTCGCGGTTTTTCAGGTAATACCATTTGGCATAGTAGTTGGTCTTTCGTCTGGTGGTGGTATTGGATTTAGTGGTATTTGTAGTGGTTGAAGTCATGCTTATACATGAGGAGAACATTAAAAAATATACGGGTGTGTTTTCTTAGTCATCAGCGTGTAGAATGTAGGCAGTGTCCCGTGAGAGAACATACTGCGGGTATTGTGTGTAAATTGACGCCCACCGCCCCAGTTTCTTCAAGTATTTGACTTGATTGGGGTCCATTCCTGCATAGTTTTGTAGCAAATATTTTAACTGGTGATTGGATGTGTTTTGAGGAAACACTAAGATATGGTGCGCCTCATTCAGGATTAGTCGTGTCTTCTTGTAGTTGGTGAGGTAATGAGAGATAACAACACTGGAAACAGTCGCATGTCGTCCCATAATACCAATGTCATCGATAAATTTCAATACTGCTTCCATTTGGTCCTTCTGTGCGGTGTCCCAATCGTCAAAGATGTAAAGACAAGGTTCAATGTCGTTGATGTCAGGTGGGTCCTCTGTGAAGTCAATGAGTGATATTCGTGTGGGGGGTGCCTCCATACCATCAAGAGTTTCATCTTTCTCCAACTTAGACACTAAGAACACTTCCCTAGATGGATACAGCTTGCGGTAGTTGCTTACAATTATCTTTGCTTGGTATGACTTACCAGACCCGGCAGAGCCTGCAATGTAGAAACAATTGCGTTTCTTTGGGTTAGTTTGTGGAAGGATTTCAAACAGTAGGTCTTCTGGTAAATTGACAGTTGTTGAGCCCTTCTTGGCATTTGGATTGCATACCAGGAATTTGTTAAAGTCTTGGTTTCGGTCATCACCTTTCACAATTGCAACAGGAAACTCTCCATTCTCCTTGCTTATTTGTTTGATGCTTTTCAGTTCAAGTGTCGGCATGTTATATACTACCCTCATAAATTAAAGTTTTAGTTGTGATTTATGGGGGTTCATAAGTTTTTCCCGTTTTAGTCCAACATGAGATTTTTAAGTTTGGTGTTCCAAATTTTAGTGGTAATCTTGGACTAGAATGGAAAACACTCATAGATTTAGTGAGGATTTGAATGTTTTTCCCGTTTTAGTCCAGTTAAAAAAACACAGTAGTATTTAGTGTATGATGGCGGACTAAAACGGGAAACATGATGGCGGACTAAAACGGGAAACATGATGGCGGACTAAAACGGGAAACATGATGGCGGACTAAAACGGGAAACACTTTGGTCTTAGTCTGTTGGTGTGGAAATTGGAAATCAGTGCCAAGTCTGCCGGAAGTGGTTAAATGATATATTAATTACTTAAACCTGCCATTCTTGCTATTATAAGTGCCAGATCTAGTAATTGGAATTTAAAGGGAGAAAATGACATAAACCATTATCTAAAACTTCCAGTGGCATTCCAACAGGCGAGCAATTATTTTCTACACTAAGGATATAATACAATGAGTAAGAAACTAAGCAACAAAGAAGTTCAGGACATTTTGCACAGTCTTCAAGCGGGACGTAAAGCGGGCAAAGGGCAGAGCACTGGTGGAGGTGGTATGGAAGGTTTGGAGCGTGTAGTGGGTGGAGCACAAGCAAAGAAAGCAAAGAGTTATGAGAAGTTAGGCAAGAAGTATGCCAAAGAAATCATGGGGGCAGAGAGTGATATTGTAGGTGGAGGTTTTTGGGGGGACTTTCAACGTGGCTTCAACAGCGTGGTGAAACCTGTGGCAAAGGCTGTGAAGATAGTAGCGCCAATCATTCCACACCCAGCAGGACAGGTCGCCCCAGCAGTGTTATCAGCAGTCGGGTTAGGTAAGAAACCAAAGAAAACACGCACACTGTCAGAGAAGCAACGCAAACGGAATGCACTGGTTTCAAAGCTCATGAAGCAAGAAGGCATGACACTTCCACAAGCAAGTAAGCACATCAAAGCCAACAACCTCGTTTAATAATTTAATATCCATGTTAGTTATATAACAGTATGAACCCTTACGCAAAGCCACATGAAGAAGCACGCGCATATCGTCTTTCACGTATCAAGGACGCTATTGAAGGAAACCGAGCACGGGAGCAATTTTTTGTAAGTGGTGGATACATTCATCCACATGTAGAACCATTGGGCTCATTTAACCGCCCCACGGGATACGCATCTATTCTAGCTTACGCTGATGCAACACTAGCAGGACAAGGTATGAGGACAGTAGAGGGTCATGCATGGAAGCAACATAAGAACGCCCAACGTGCCAAACAGTTAGCAGAGAAACAAGCACTGGCAGACGGATTACCGGCACCAACTGACAACAATGTTAATGATGGTGATGACATTGAGAAAGTTAAGACGGCATTTGAATTGTTCTTCAATTCAATTGTGGATACTGACTTTTCCAACATGGTTGGAAGCGACAAAGAAATGAAGCAGGCCATTGGAAACTTACAAAAGTATGGAACAACATTACCACTGAATGATTTGAAGCGATATGCTACCATTTTGGAGGAAAGCATTGATGGCAACATTACACATATCAAGGGTCTAGTTGATGAAGCAATGAGAGAGGAGCGTAATCCAGAACAGTATGCCAGTTTGTTAAAGAGATATGAGGACAATGTTGAGAACATTGAAGAGTTGGAATTGATGTATAAGATGTTCCTGATGTTGAAAGCATTGGAAAGCACGATTGACATGGACCCACAGAGCAGACAAATGGCATTCTCACAACATTTCAAGGAAATCATCAAAGCAAATCCACGGAAGATAATGCCAACACATCTATTCAATTCATTTGAAGAAGCAAAGAAAGGGTTAAAGGAATTGAAAGATATCCTGCCATCTGGAAACTATGACGTGAAGAAAGCACGCAGAACAGCAGAAGCTATGGCAAAAAGCGACAGTGATGATGATGACAATGACGATAATGATGATGATGATGATGACGATGATGATGGTGACACTTTTGTGTCATATGATGCACCACCCTCTCCACCATCCAACAACAATGGGCGTGCGTATTTTGAACCACAAGAGATGCCACAACCACGCACCCCACCTCTGCCATACATACCCCAGGACATTGTCAGAGTAGCACCACCACAAAGAAGACCAGTGCCTAAGGCACTACCAACACGGTCTCCATCAGTTCTACGCAAAAGACCGACAACACCACAACTAAGGCAGAGGAGTGCTAGAACCCGCAAACCAGCGCAACGATACAACCCGAGCACAGGAAAGGGGAAGAAAATGAATAAAATTCAATCTATTATTCAAAAAATGAAAGATAGAAAGTAAAATTAAAAGAAGGACATCATCTCTTCCAGCTTCTTGGGGCACAGTTGAACCTTGGCAGGTGGTAGGGCGCTTCGGTTGTGCTTGTGAAAGTGAATAATACCATTCTCTTTATCAATAGTGATTATAGAAGGCTTTTTGAAATCATTGTATTTATGGACCCGTTTTGTTTTATCGTTGTTAATGAGGACCATTCGGGCAGGGTGAAAAATGATGACCTCTGTTCCATTGTCGTTGTAAATTGACATATTGGGTTTCATTCTCTTGATTTCATCCATGCTCTTAATAGGAATTGTCTTTGCTTTCGTTTTAGTCTTCTTGATATGCAATTGTTCTTGAATATCAGGGTCATCAAATAGTGAAAGGTCATCCTCAACCATATCCACTACACGGAGAACATTATACATTTCACCCTTGTCTGGAAACAGTTGCTTGAAAAATGGTGCTTTGTGGAGATTACTCAACCATGTAATAAGCAGGGCACTAAATTTGATTTTATTGTCTTGTAGGTCTGCTGAGACATGTTTTGCTTTGATGCGGTTGAGGGTGAGTGTTAGTGCAAGTTCAATATCAGTTTTCATGGAGTAGTTCATTGGTGTATAACTTACATACAAGGATAATCTTTAAGCAATTTAAATGTCTCATCTCGTTTTTCTTATTCTAGTCCAACTATAAGAATGGACCTAACACGGCAACAGCAACAGCTACTCTCAGCAACTTACAAGACGATACCATTTGGACGGGACAAACTCTACCAATACCTGCGACGAAAACACCCAGAGGCACGCATTACACGCAGGCAAGTGATGCAATGGTTAAAAGACAATGAATTAAATCAAATCACACGGGCACCTAAACCAAAGCGTGAAATCGTCTCATCTGTCCCAAGCAAACCCCTCTCCAAACTGCAAGTGGATTTGATAGACATGAGTAAGGAAGCAGATGACGGGCATACATTCATTCTCTCTGCAATTGATACATTCAGCAAGTTTGTATGGTTGAAGGCTCTCAAACAGAAAACAAATGCAGATGTGTTGAAGGCTATCCAGTCTGTCATCAAGGAGAGTGAGGAGTATGGCACAGTCAAGGCAATACAAACCGACAACGGCACAGAGTTTAAAGGAACTGTGGATAAATGGCTAAAACAGCATGGAATTAAACACATCTTTACCAGTGTTGAAGCGTCATCGTATGCAAATGGAACAATTGAGCGAATGAATAGAACTGTCCGGGACGTCATCTTGAAAATGCGCCTGCGAAACAAAAACATTGTGAATTGGTTAGACAACTTGGATAATGTAGAGTATGCAATTAATAACACTGTCAGCACTGCAACAAATGCCACCCCTATGGATGTCCTCAATGACAGCTCATATGAAAACATTCACACCAAGTTGAAGAAAACGAGGTTGAGGAATTCTCACTTTGATGATAAACCTGTTTTGAAGGTTGGTGATACAGTGAGAGTGGTGAATTACCTAAACAAAAACGCAAAAGCGTCCAGTAGCATACGATACAGCACAGAGGTCTATACCATTAAGCAAGTCTTCAAGCCAGGTAAAGACACAGGGCGCCCTCACCAATACACACTGAATGAACTGGAAGGGCGCTACACGATAAACCAATTACAGCCAATAACGAATGTTAATGAAAAATTGGAAAGAGAAGAGTTTTACAAAGTCAGTAAGATTGTAAAACCTGCTTTTAATGATGCTGGTGAATTTGGGTATATGGTGAGATACACTGGATACCGCCCGCTATACTGGCAACCACGAAAGGAATTGATTGAAGATTTACCCAAAGATATCAAGGTTATAGACAAGAAATTTAATGTGAGGAAAGTTGGGCGGTCTTATGAGTTCAATCAGCAGGGGTGAGCTCTTTGGGGGTTGTCTTCTGTTGTTCCTCTAACTTCTTCAATATGCGCTCATAATGTTGCTTTGCGTCTTCCACCATGGTCTCTGATATGTCTCCATTAATACCAAAGTTGCTATATAGTAATCTCATGGTGGAAAGTGAATGTCCGTTTTTGTCTGCGACTTCTTTCTGTTTCTGCACTGGTTCATCCTTGAAGTGCTCTGCCTCCATGTGTCTCAGGTCTTTCATGGTTATGTTAGCCATGGATTTAAAGACCCTTGTTATTTTAGAGGCATTCGCTGGTGTTTCAGTGTTTGTCAAATAGAACACGCCATTCTCACTGTCTTCCATTTCATCCAACAACAACTCAGGAATTTCCAACTCCCGCTCCTGTTTGCTTCTGTGGGCGTTTTTGTGGTTGTAAATGAGCCATGTCTTATTGTGTATCATAAAGTAATTAAATGATTTGTCCTTTGGATATGTTCGCTTGGTGTGTATCTTAGTCTGGCGTATGTCCCCCTGTCGTATGCCCCCGTATGCATACACGAACTTAGCCAAACGCCTCTTCATTTCATCTCTATCGTCAAAGAACTTCTTCAAGGATGTTTTTACATTTTCAAAGTTGTCAGGAATGAACTTTGCATTCTCTTTGTAGTCTTTCAATCTGTTCTCCCTGAAATTGTCCCGTATCGCTTCAAGTGCATCCAGCCTTTCCTGTTTCACACCAAGGCTTTCACCTACACGGAACAGCACCTGTGTTGCCTCAGCATACTTACTGGGCTTCATTGCTTCAATGACATAAGCTTTGAGTTTCTCAGCGTCTTTGTAGTCCTTCTTCAAAAACATTTGTATCCCCATAGTAGCCATCAGCTTCTTCAAGATGCTTCTAACGTTAGGGGTGTTCTTAGTAGAGTATGGTAGTTGTTCTAATAGTTCTGTTAGGTAGGTCATGTGGTTATATACTATAGATACGGGATTAATATTTAGGTGATTTTATTATTTATTAATTTAGAATACATATTCAAGATATGTGTTCTAGTGATTGAATAAAGGTAATACATATGTGGAGCATTGAAGTTCATGTATTGAGAAGAATGGTGATGAAGAAAGAAGAAAGAAGGTAATACATATGTGGAGCATTGAAGCTCATGTATTGAGAAGAAGGGTTAAAAAAAAATTATTACGTATTGTGAAAGAATTAATATGATGGGTGTTATGTGTTGATGGTTATGGAGTTAATTACATTGAGGTTTATTGCATGTGTTGATTGTATGTTGTGGTTGTAGTTGAGCTTATGGTTTATGTATGGATGGATTATGTTGTTATGGTTTATGTATGGATGGATTATGTATGGATGGGTTATGTATGGATGGGTTATGTTGTTATGGTTCATGTATGGATGGATTATGTTGTTATGGTTCATGTATGGATGGGTTATGTGCTTATGGTTTATGTATGGATGGATTATGTGCTTATGGTTTATGTTGTTATGGTTTATGGATGTTCTTGCATGTGGATTGAGTTCATGGAATTTATTGAATGTGGTTATGGTGCATTACAATTGTTATACGAGTTTTTTTCTTATGTGATTTTATTATTTTATTATCCCCTATCGTGTTTTTTGGGGGTGTTGGGGTATCAGTAGGAATGATATCCCTATTGATAGTTTTGAGTAAAGAATAAGTTGTATGGTATTTAATCTACCATTTTGAGAGATTTGAGTGTTTTAGCATAGCTCACGGCTTCCATCATGATGATGACTGTCTCTATGGTGCCATACTCTTTGAGTAGCTTCTTTGTCATTTTGTCGAAGCGGTTCAGGCATTTCCCTGCCTTGGCTTTGTCGTAATGATGAGTTTCTAATTCGCCCTGTGGTGTTGGTGCTAGTAGTAATAAGTCAGCTCTGGTTTTGAATAGGTTCCATTCAGTATCGTCATCACTGATTAGGTCGTTGTCTTCGTCCATTTCGTCGTCCCACTTTCCACCAAAGGACCTGCTTGTCTTACTGTCATCAGTGTCCTCCTCTAAGGCTTCTTCTGATAAAACATCAAAGTGTAGAGAACTGTGGAGGTTATGTTCCATATTGTTCTTGCCTACAACCTTAGCCCATTTATACAAATGGCGGACTAGCTTGTTGAAGTCTTGGGTTTGTTCGTGTGTGTATTCAAATTGTTGGATGTAGTTCATGTTATGCGGTTATACTAGTCATACGAGGGGTTTCTTTAAGTTATTTTATTATTTAATTCATTTTTTTTACCCAAGTGCTCCAAACTGGCTCCAAAATACTTTTTTCTTGTTGGGGGTCAAAAGTAATTTAGGGGTTTTGCGTATGGGGTATAGCACACACGTAAAACAATTGTAGAACTTTTAAGGGGGTTTGAACGACTTAGGAAATCTTTAAGTGGTTTTATTGTTTATTTCATTGTGGTGTTTCAGGGTGGTTTGACAGAGTTGGAACACCTCTCCTGTTGTAGGGGTAGGAATGGTGCATGATGTAAGATATTGATATTACTGTTAATATTAGTATCTGTTAATTACTTGAAATCATCCTGCTGGAATGTATGAGATGGGTGTTTTTACAAATACCACTTTGGCTATTTCTACTATAATAACTGCCAAAGTGGTATTGGATAATGGTAGTGTGAATAGACACTAAAACAATTTAACAATTTTCTTGGGTGTTCTATATTGTAGTAGTTTCTGGTGCTGTTCTATGGTCTTCACCTTGAATTGTAGCAAACGAACACGTTCCTCATTCACGATCACCCGCTTTTGTTTCTTGCTGTCATTGATGTCAAACATACCCCTATACACCTTCTTTACAACATCATACACGTCATTACATGTCTTCATTTCCACTGCTTTGCTTCTCATGAGGTCCATGGTGGTTGCCTCTGGAATGGCATCATTTGTGGGGGTATAGTCTTCAATGTCGTCTTTATTGGCTCCAATTGCCAGCTGTAAATCATCCAGCAGTTTGAATTTAAGTGTCCTATCTTTGCACTTGCTTAAATCAAAGTCTTGGCGTTGTTCCAGCTTGTGTAGGTTGTCTTGTGTTGTCTTCTTGAAGTAGGCACAGTAGTTGAAGTGTTTTTCCAATTTAGTGGCGTCAGTAAAGAACTCCATGAACTCCTGCATGTCATCAGCTTTCACTTTTAACATTTCATTCAACCTCTGAACCATTGGGTGCTCTACATCAAAGTCCTCAGCTCTCATGGTCTTCAATGCTTTCTTAACATCTGCCAGCTTCAAATTTGAAATGTCATGGCGCTCAGGTAGAATGACATCAAAGCCTCTGGTGCTCATGATGTCTGTAAGATGCAGGAATTTGTTTGTATTATAACAATCTTCCATGTAATTCACCATGTAGAACAAGTGGTTATACAATCTCTCGGCTTCATCAATGTATGGCTTCTGCTCCTCGTCCTCTTCATCGTCATACATGGCGTCTATTTCAGCGTGCATGTGCTCCACGTTCTCACGGTAGGCACCAACCATTTCCTTCATGGTGTCATACATACATGGAATGCTTTCCTGGTTAGAGAAATGAATAAACACTGCTTCAATGTCCCGACAGCGGGTTATCTGCTGGATCATTGCGGTGGGTGAGATTGTGTGCCCTTTGTAGTGTGCAAAGACTTTCCGGCGTCGTGTGCTATCTAATCCATACAACAGCTTTGGAGAGTATATTGCCCTGTCATGGGCGTCTAAATCTATGCGCTCTGTGTCTGGTGTTTCGCTGGTGATGAGCTTCACTGTCTTGCCTGTGTCAGTGGATGCTTTCAGGTTGTAGATGTCTGCTGTGCTCTTGCTGTCTGTTGCCAGTAAGTATGTATCTTCGTCTTTCACCATGTTAAAGAATGTGCCCTCGTCATTGATGAAATGGACCTTTGTAGCGTTGTAGTTCTTGAATGTGTTGAGGTAGAATGAATACTTTCGCCCCACCTGTTGAATTAAGTGCTGACTTACCACTGATATGTCTGCATCCACTGCTATGAATTGCTTACATGTTGCCAGTATCTTAATGAGTGTTCCAAATGCTTTCACCCTGTTCCTGTTGAGTGTGGTGCTGGTGGTGATGTGCCGGACTATGCTGTCAAATTCATCCAGGAATACAATGTAGTTGCTGAAGTCATAATTGAGTATAATGGGGGCACTCTCTGGTGTTATAATAATGTTATCACCAAACTTAAATGTCTTGTCTTGATACAGTTGCACTTCCACACCTGCTTTCCTCATGTTGTCTGCTTGCTCCAATCCTAGCACGACACGAGACACTATTGAAATGAAGGGGGTTTTTTGCTCCTGGATGTATTTCAGGAATGCAGTTGTCTTACCGGTGCCTGTATCACTTTTTACCATGTAGTGTTGTCCTGTTTTGAAGAAGCGGGTGTCTGATGTGATGTCATCAATCTTTGGCCTGTTGATGGTAGTGTATCCCTCTAATTTTGAATGAACCTGTTTAAAGGTAAAGTACATCGGTGAAGAGTGTGGCGCGATGGTCCTAGCATTACACTCCAAACCACGAAGTCCGGGGTTCAATTCCAGTCCTGCGCAGGCGCCCCCTTCTTCACCCTTTGAACGCTAACGCTTTAGGCAAGCCCCCCCACACCAACAGGTAGGGAAAAAAAAACACCGGGTTTCTAAACCCAACCCATTTACCCACGTGTAGGATGCTCTTGGCACGCGGGCCTTTTTACCTGACTGTCTTGCTTTTTGTCTTGCTTTGTTGGTGAGCTGGTCACCACTGCCTCGCACCTCTCACCCTGGAAGGTTTGATAATGAAGTTCTTAGGACTTCATTATGTTCTTAGGACATGGTTATACACTTGCAACCACTTCCAGCGGGCTTACGACATGAATTCCCCCTCACCAATCCAAACCATTCCACTTCAAACTCCATTGGACAACTCCAATAATTTCTAATTTTTAATTAAATCACTTAAACATTAAACCCGTATATCAATTAATCATGCCAATCAAGCTCAACACTCAATTTCAAGACAAAATCATGTTCTCATTACAACACAACTCAAAGAAACCAAAGTTCGCGTGGAAGGACATTGATGAGACCAACATAAACAATAAAGGGCACGACAATGTTGCATGCCTCACTGGATACAAGAACAACATCACAGTGTTAGACCTGGACTTTCCCCGGGGGGACCTGCACTTGAGGGAGCGAGTGTGGGAAAGATGGCCTCTGAATGGCAGTTTTAGGCCATGTTTTCCACAAAAAGAAAACATTGCGGACATCCAATGCACAAAGCACGCTCTGCTGCGGGCAAGTGACAAGCAAAAAAAACACATTCAACCGTGGCAGCAGTTCGTTGCCGCAAACCCCCCCCCACTCTACCCCCAATGCTACGGGCGGCGCCATCACAACGGCCAAGCCGCTCACATTGACTCCCAATTCGAACACATTCAAGTACACGTAACACCCAAATAGCAGT